CCTGCAGGGCGGCCAGAATATCGGCGTATGTCGGCGCGGTGATGCCGGTGGCGGAGATGGTGCACACGGGGATGGTCATAGGGCGGCGCTCACGGTGGATTGTCCGTACAGGGTGTCGATGGTGGCGACGACGGTAAGCGCCCGGTCGGCGAGGTTGCTCTCGTAGCTGACGATGCCGGTAACGCCCTGCGTGTCCAGGATGCGTTCACGAATGGCAAGGTCGTAGGTCTGGGCGGTGTTGGCGCCAAGGATCTCTGTTGCGTAGGGGGTGCCGTCCGTGACGTCCAGGAACCACTCTCCGCGCAGCAGCAGCAGGCGCGTGCGCACAGCCTGCGCGACCGTCTCCGGGCTGTTGGAGATGAAGTCGAGCGAGGACCGGCCAAAGACGGCATCGCCGTCGGCGTCGAGTTTGCGATAGCGCATCAGGCCGGCCCCCCGGTGTTGCCGCTGCCGGGCTGCACGTTGGTGTGATGATGGTCGCCAAAGCCGATTCCGCCGATGGTGGCGCCGCCGGACGCCGTCAGAAGGCCGGATACCAGCAGCGTGCCGGCGACCTCTGCCGCGGGCGCTGCGATGGTGACCTTCGTCGGGTGGGTTAGCGTGATCCCATCTGCGGAAATCTCGACGCAGGACAGGCCGTCGTCGGTCCGAAGCTGCACGCTGTCGGCGCTCACGTCGACCAGTTTTCGCGGCTGGGAGCGAGGGCCGAAGATGGCGATTCCGTCGGACAGGTCGTGCATGCGCTGGTCGGCCTGTTCTTGCACGTCGCCGGACTGCCACCACGCATCGATGCAGCGATCTGCGAACACGACAAGGCATTCGTCGCCGGGCTGGATCGGGAAGGTCAGCGAGTAGCCGCCGCCAGACGGGAAGACGATGGGCACGTCTGGCAGCAGGGGCAACGGGACGCTGGCGACGGTTCCGTCATCCAGGCGGATGCGGCCCTTCGTCGCGGGCTGGACGGTCACTGTCTGACGGTCCAGATCAACGGACTCGACAATGCCAGGCAGGGCGGACCACAATTCGCTCATCATTCCGCGCAAGGCTGCGCGGATCATTGCGGCCGGATCGTCGCGGCGCTGGATTCTGTCCATGGAGGTGTGTCCCGTGAAAAAGTGGAGTGTTGCGGTGCTTATGGCGGTAGCCAGCGCTACAGGCGCTGCGGTTGGTCCGGAACGCGCAATGGTTCTTTGGCCGGGTGAGCGCATGGATGCGCCTCACCCCTGGATCTTTTACAAAGACAGGCCGTGTCGACTTCCGATAGCCGACGCACCGGAAATGCGCGAATACACCATCAAAGACTGGCCGGAGCCGTTGCAGTTTGTCGGCTGCTGGGGGTATTCCCTGCAAGATGGGATGCTTATCACTGTCGCCAAATACAACCGTAGCGGAGTCGTCAGCAGGGACGTAATGCCGAACTTTTACTTGAAGCCCGCATCCGTTGATCGCGCTGGCGTTATTACACGCCTTCCTTGATGACGATTCTGGGGATGAGTCCCACTGTTATCGGCTCTCTCAGGCCAACGGCAATGATGTCCGTGTACCACTCCTGACCCCGCGTATCGCCGGAGTGATTGACGACGATAGACCGGTAAAACCCGTCGTTGTCCATCTTCGGGATTAACCCATTTCTTGCGATCCCAGCGACGTCAATCGCAAGCCGGTATTCCTGGATGCTCTTGTTGTTGATCTGCACCACCCTGCCGGCGACGATTGCCGGATTTAGCAGGCTGCGGATCGTGATGCCGTCAATCTGCTGCTCGGGCATCCCCACAAGACCGGTGGCCGACGTCAGAACGACCACATCACCGGGTAGATAGGCCTGATTGGCGATCACTGTCAGTTCGCCGTTATGGATTGTCCAGTCAGCATCCGCCCCGCGCGTCGCATCCTCAAGGAAGCTCCGAGCCATGCCGAACATCACCTTGCCGCGAGGAAGGGGCTTTTCCGGCAGATCGTCCGGCATCCATCCCCGCGTGACGCCGTACGGGCCCATAGCTTCCAGGCTGGCCGCGATGTGATCCTTGATGACCGACCCGGCGGCCAGGCTCTTGTTCACCACCGCCGCGGTGTAGCCGCGATCCCCGTCGCCGGCGGTGATGTCGATATAGCTGTCGGTCGCGTTTTCCTTGCCGACGCGCACCTGGATGATTGTTCCGCGGAAGATCGTCCCGAAGTTTCCATCGTAGCCGGCCTGCAGCAGCACCTCCCCACCCTCCACCCAGTCGCGCGCCCGCTTGGCGGTGGCTTCGGAGACGTTGTACACGCGAATGTCTGCGCTGTTGGGCGTCTGAATGTCCTGCTGCTGAACCGAGAACCGGAAGTGCAGGCCGGACAGGTCAAGCGCGTCCGACTCGCTCCCGATGATGAGCGAGGCTTTGCGGATCCATTGCTGGGTCATGGCGTGACGAGATATAGATGGGAGGCGTCGCCGAGATTGGAGATGGTCGGCACGGCATCCGGGTTGCTGTCGGTTTGGACGTAGAGTGCGCAGCCGAATCCGACGTGGCGGTATTGCTCGAGCAGGTCGGCGCCGGTCACCAAGGGGATGCCCTGCACCAAAGGTGCTCCGGACGCGTCTGCAATGTCGAGCACCCACCCGGGCGCCGGATCGCGCCAGACGACCGTCAGGCGGTACGTGGTGCCAGCCAGCGGAATGCCGAAGGTTTGCGATTCGGCGGTCAGCGGTATTTCGTGGATGGACATCAGAAGACTCCCCACTGAGACGGCTTGAGCGCACCGCCTGGCGACGGCTCGGGGCCGAACGTCGGTTGCTTGAATCCTTGCTTCGTGAGCATGGAGGTTTTTTCAGGCTTGCCCTGAGACGCCCTCGGCGGCAGCGTCGCCGCCTGGGTTTGCACAGTGATGATCTGCCGGCAGGTAGCCGTGACCATCAAGGCGTTTTCCGTTCGTGGGTCAGTTGTGATCGTGAGAGACACGAGCAGCATGTTTTTGTAACTGCGCTTGCCAGTGACCAGATCGAACGGCTCACGCAGCCCCTGCAGCTCACGGAGCTTCTGGTAAATCGAGCGCACGTAGCTGTCGCCAGTGGATCCGCCCAAAACGCCGGACAGCGAGTCCCCGCCGGAATTGCTCCAGCCGCAGCGGATGGTGACTTCCGCAGGGCGCAGAAAGGCGTGATCGGAGATGTTCGCGCCCATCTCCACCGGGTGATCGGTAATCGTCAGTTCGTCGTGGTGACGCTCCTCGATGGTCGCCTGTGCCACGATGCCGCCGATTGACCGCTGCGGCCGGATGTTGATGAGTTGCCCGACAAGCCCGCTCATGACGACGCCCCTGCAAGGTTTCGAGCCAGCCGGGAATTAACCCGGTCCTGTTCGCCGGCCACAGCCCTGCCGGTTTCGGAGGCGCCGTTGCCGGTTACGTAGATGTTGGTCTGCTGGCTCATTTGCGTACCCTTGGTGCCGCGTGCGGCGGATGTCAACATGTCCTGGCCGTACGGGTTGCGTCCGTTCTCAACGCGGATGATTGCGTCCATCATCTTCGCCATCACGGCCGGGTTGGTGAGGTCGAGCTTGTCGCCAGCACCGACGCCGAGCGATTTGGACAGGCTGGCGATATAGGCCTGGGTGTTGTTTTCGCTGGCCGGTGCGTACTTACCGATGATCGACGAAACGCTGTTGATGCCGCGCTGGCGGTAAAGGTCAAGCTGGTTGGCCAGGGCGTTAAGTCCGGCCTGGGCAGATCCGAATACCGCAAACCGTCCGCCGGGTCCGCCCTCTTTCGTTGCGCCAGCCTGGCCGGCGTAGTTCAGGTTTCCGGGGTTGTTGTTGCGGATGCCTCGGGGCTGGCTGCCGGCGGCCGGGGCGTATGGCGAAACGCCCGGCATGCGCCCACTGGATGTGCGCTGTGACGCATCGGCGCGGGCTTCGGCATCAAGGGCGGCTTGCGCCTCTTTGTTCCCGAAAAACGCGAGGAACTTGGCGGTGTTTCTGCCGATGTTGTCGCGCTCGTTTTGTGGCAGCGCGTCGCCCATCGCTTTTCCGGCGACCTCCGCCCATTCGAAAATCTTCTTCCAACCTTCGGCGATCCTCGAGAGCACCGGGACGGCTATTTCCCCGGCGGTCACAATGGCGCTACCGATGCCGCTTACCACCTTCGCGATGTCGTCCGCGTTCTCTTCGAACCACTTCGCGGCCTTCTCCATCTGCGGGCCGAGCACGTCCAGCAGCTTTTCGCCAACCACGGCGCCGGCGGCGTCAGCCCGATCCCCGATCTCCCGAAGCCTTTCCTGGAAGGCGTGCGCCTTACGGGCGGCGCCCTCAAAGTCGGTGTTGTTGGCCAGGTCTTTGTACTGCTTGGCGAAGCGCTCAAAGTCGCCCGACCGGATAGCTAGCATCATCCGCTCGTCGATGCCGAGCACGCTGGCGATTCCGTTCGCCCGGTAAACCGGCATTGCCCCGAGAGCTTTGCCGATGTCCACCAGCACATCGGCGGTGTCGCGCAGCCCGCCAGACGCGTCGCGCGTATCGACGCCGAGCATGTCCTTGATGAATCCGCCGGTGACGGGGGAGCTGCGCATGAAGCGCGCCAGGCTCTCGACGGACGCCATGGCCTCTTCAGATGACGACCCAAGCTGCCGCGCCGCAAACTGCACAGCCTTGATGCCCTTGACGCTGGCGCCGGTGCGCTGGCTCGCAAAGTACAGCGTCTCCATGTTCGAAGCGAACCGCTGCACCGCGACGCCCACGGCCAGAGCGGCGCCAGCCGTGACGGCGGCCAGAGAGGCTACCTTCTTTGTGGCGTCGTCGATTCCGCCCTTGAATCTCTTCAGGCTGGTTTCATCGGTCTTGAAGCCGAGCGAAACAAGAAACTCGCGGATCACATCTGCTTGCGACATGGAGGGCTTTCTGGGTTAGGTGCGCGGGCGCATGTGGTCGGCGACTCGGCGCTCGTTTTCGGCGCGCACATCAAGCGCGTCATTCATCAAAGCCAGGTCACACAGATCAAGCGTCCCGTCTTTC